ATGTCCAATCGTGTCGGGGTGATGCCCTGAACGCTTTCTTGTCCTCATCATACTCTCGTTGATACTGGCGTAAAGCCTCTATTCCGTCGCCACATTTTACGGAATTGAACCAAGTTCGGGGCAACATTTGGCGAATTGCTTGAATTCCGTCCTGCAAGCCGATGTTCGGCACCACAGACAAATGGTTGATGCCGAGGTGGTCAGCCAACTGTTCGACGATGCTGCGCCCCGTCTGTAGGCTCTTGGCGCGTGCGTCATGCGGCAGATGATGCTTGCCGTAGGTGTAACCCTTGTTAACGACTACCTCTGCAATGGCGCGGATGTCTGCACCCGAGACGGCGAAGAAGTCGATGACGCGCACCTCGCCGCCCACCACCTGATACCACCAGATAGCCGTGTCGTCGCGGTAGCCCAAGTCCCATGCGGTGTGTACCGGATACCCCTCCGTAAAGACTACACGCTCGTTAATACGCGGCTCTGCCTGCCGCATCTCTGTGCCGAAGAACGCGCCGAGGATAGCCGCCTCAAAACTGCACTCAAACTCTTGGAGGTACTGGTCTTCCGACAACTGTGCCTTTGCCGCGTTGAGTTCGCTCTGCGGCAGTAGCCCAGACTCGCTAGCCGGTAGGCGCAGGACAAACCATTCGTCGGGAATGCGCTGGGCGGTCTGGTAAATGTCGTAGAACTGATTGCGTCCCTTCGGAGTGCCTGCAAAAACGCACCATCCGGTTTTGTCAGCAAGAGCCGGTCTTAACACATTACCGAATACGCTGGGCTTAAAGTCACCGTACTCATCAAGATACAGGCCGCTAAACCCGAGGCCGCGCATCGCATCTGCATTATCCGCGCCGAACAGTCCTATCTTCGCGCCGTTAACCAGCGTCAGCGTCATCTGCGATTCGTTGATGTCTTGGGCAAGCGGTGCGGCGTAGTGCTTAAAATAATCGAACGCAACGCGGCGTGCTTGGTTCTGGTAGGGGGCGACATACCCGAAGAGGCCATTCGGCCCCCGGTACATGAAGGCTGCGCGGATGATGTCGTTAACCGCTGCGACAGTCTTGCCAGCACGCCGATGCGCGACTAGGCAGGCCCACCGCTTTGTGCGGTCGTGGAACGGCATGAAAGCCCGTCTAGGGCGATACGGGAGTTCTACCCGCTGCTTCACTCGGGCTTGCCCCAAGTCGCCTCAATCTCAATCTTGCTGCCGTCTGGGCCGCTGTGTTCGTGGCGTGCGAGTTTAGGCACATGGTATTCGAGTAGGTCGCTGAAGCACTTGAACGCCGCCTCTGCGCCCTTGTTCGCGTGTATCTCTTCGAGCCAGCCCTGTAGCCGACCTGCGTTGCCGTCTACAAATCGCGCAATGGCTTCTCTAGCCAATTGCGTTGACTCGTTAGGCACGCCCTTCGGTCTACCGGGGCCACCCTTTCTGCCCTTTTTAAAAGAACCTTCGTTAACCATGTGAACAGTTTACTTCTGTTTACCGGTACGCCGCAATGCCTCGGTTAGCGTTAAGGTGCGTTATCTGCGACGGCAGCATGACCGACACATGGGAAAATTTGAACATCAGCATATCGGCACGGCGTTCCCACCGTTCGTCGGAACGCTCCTGTTTCCATGTTAACTGCGCTGCACTTTTTGCGGACTTGCCGAGTTTCATCTCTTTTCCTCGTTTTCCGAAAGCATCTGCTGTGCGCCAAATGTTGCAAGTACCGCAGGAACAATTCCCGCTTTTGCGGCTTTCCTCAAACCCTCAAACCCTTCTGCCTTGAAAATGTTTCTGGCGCGAATCACATCTTCTCGAGCAACGCCGAATCCTTTTGCGGCGTAATCAATGTCCCGAGCATTTCTTGCTGCAACAGTTTCTCGATATGCAGGGTTTACATCTAAATTTTTCATCGTCATGGGCGCTTGTTCCATCATCTCAAGCATTCGCGCAGTAACCGCACCCGGAGTGTTGCTGCGGTAAGCGTCCCCGTAATCAATGTATCCAGTCTCGGCGCGTCCAAAGTCAATTTCTGTTTTACCAAACGCCTCGGGGTTTTTCTTTACGATATCACGCACTTCTTTCGCAAACTTTTCACCCTGCGCTGTGCCTTCGTTTGCAAGAATTGTTATGCCGTTTGGCGCACTTGCAAGGTAATAACCTCGTTGCTCAAACAGAGGAGCAATACGCTCCATATCCGCTTGAGTCATGTTTTTACCCAAGTCAATGGATGCTCCAGAGTAATCTGCGGCTGACTTTGCAGGTAGTAACTTGTGCCAAGCGCCAGCCTCTTGAACATCAAAATACGCTCGGGCCGCTTCTACTGCGTTTAGTGCTTGCACAGACCCCGGCGTTAGGGCGCGAGATTTGTCTGCCGTGGTGTAGGTTCCGGTTACGGGACGCGCCACCATTGCAGGGTTGGCGGTGTCTTTAAATCTGCCTACGGTGTTAACAGTTTCTCCCGGCAACATTCTAGCCGCCGTGTAGCCTATATCGCGACCTGACGGGCTGGTGTTCCATGAGCCGCGAACATCTGCTGTGTATGCCGACCGTGCATCAAACGGCGCGTTAAGCAATCCTTGCAGGTGACCAGTTACTGGCGAACTGACCGCCTCATAAGTTGCGTTGGCTTCCTGCAATGGCAAGTAGTCGGCATATGACCTTGCCGCCTCTCCAGCCGAAATGTCGCCGCGACGAATTTTGTTTCCCGACCACGCCGCCGCTTGAGAATTTCCCGTGTTCCAATCGTTAAAACCACCAAGTTGCTCTCGGTTGGCGCGTTCAATTGCGCGTTGGCGCACTTCGTCCATAAATGCGTGTTGCGTTGCACCGCCAACAGCGCCAGACGGATACCCCATCAACTCTGCTTCGTGCATATCGTTAACGCCGCGCCCAATTCTCTCGGGTGCGTATGCAACGCCTAACTGCGTGGCAAACGGGTCGCGTTTATGCCCGAGGTATTCTGCTTGCCCCGCGTCATACATTGCTTGCAGCGGAGGGCTGTCTCTCGATGGGAACCGCCCAGTTAGAACTGGTTCGCCCGTTACGGCTTGAATATGCCCCTTTGCAGACATCGCAGTATTACCGCCAACATTGTTAGCGCGGCTTAACGCGGCAATATTCTGATTAAAAAGGTCTGCTTCAACCGGATTGTTTCCGGTTCTAGCAAAAATGTCTCGACTGCTGTCAACATAAAAATTACGCCCCGGCAGTCCTTCCTGCATGGCGTTTACATAGTTGTTAACCATCGCGCCAAGTTTTTGCGGGGAATCAACCCCCGGCGGCGCTCCAACATATTGACCGGTTGTTCCAACCCTGCGTTTTGCGCGAGTAACCAATTGTTCCGCTTCTTCCGCCCCTTTGCGCGTTTTGCTTGCGGCTTTGGCTACGCCACCCACAACAGGAATTGCTTGGAGGGAGGCCAACACCATGCCAAGTTTGTCTCCCGTGCGCCGGGAACGCCCAAAGTCTCGCGCTGCTTGCGGATACTGCAACGGGCTAAAACCTGCGGCAATTTCTAATGCCGTTTCTCCTACGCCCTGCGATTCGGGAGCGTCAAGGCTTGTCATGCTCCTTGCTGCGCCGCTGACTGACTGACCCAACTGATTCATGCTTGGGACAGGGTCGCCAGATGCGCCAAATCGTTGCCCATAATCATCGGGAACAGATACACCCTGCGTTTCGGCTATCTTCCGGCGCAGTTCATCAAAATATTGCAACGCTGCAGCAAACCTTGACGGTTCCGCTTTTTTGCTTTTGTTAGCAGCAGCCATAATTAACCTAAGTTTTCGAGTTTGTATTTAAGGCTCGTCACGCCATCCACAACCGCATCGAACAGGTTAACAAGGTCGCTGTCCTTCGGGAGTGAGCCTTTGATTTCGTCGAGGAAGGTCAGCAGCGACTTCACATACGCTTTCGGATTGCTGTTCTTGTGGAACTCGACATCGTAGCCCGTGATGATGCCGTACCTACCCTGATACGCCTCGGCGTACTTGTCCACGAGGTCGGGGATGGCTTCGTAGTATTCCCCCAGCGCCATGTGCTGCGCGAAGGACTTCGTAGCAAGGTGCTGAAGGTGCGTAATGGTCGCGCTGTGGAACATGGTTCCGACAAAAAGCGCAGCGGTTTTTTCGTGCGAAGCCATGACTCTCCCCTATGGTACGATGATGCTAGACCCCTACAGGGAAGGATGCAAGCATGACTACTATCTCCGAAGCCTACCGCGCACAGCAGGTTGAACTGCACACCAATCCCGCCTATGGCGTGGCATCTATCGCCTTTGCGCCCATCGTTGCAAAGTTAATCGTGGATAACGGCATTAAGTCGTTGTCCGATTACGGTGCTGGCAAGAAGAACCTGCAACGCGCCCTTGAGCCTGCGGGTATCTCGATTGACTACCGACCTTATGACCCAGCCTTTCCCGAGTACGGCGACCCGCAGGAAGCCGATATGGTTTGCTGCATTGATGTCCTAGAACACATTGAACCTGACCGGCTCGACGCTGTGCTGGATGACCTTGCCCGTATCATGCCCCGGTTGGGTTTCTTCAGCGTCCACACCGGGGCGGCGGTCAAGGTGTTAAGCGACGGCAGGAACGCCCATCTTATCCAAGAGCCTGCCCGTTGGTGGCTCCCCCGCCTCTGTGAGCGGTTCCACATCCACCACCTCCAGCACCATCAATTGATGGGTCAGGGCTTCTTTGTCGTCGTCAGTCGCGCTTGAAGCCACGCAACCGTTTCGGCAGGGTCACGGGCTAGGTACCACATTTCAAGCGGCTCAAACGCCATCTGGAAGCGTTCCTGACCCCTTCGCAGTTTGCCCGTTGGGGTCTTGATTTCGAGAAAGGCAGCAAAACCGGGGGCGGTCACCAGTTTATCGGGTACGCCTTGACCTGCTAACCCAAGGTCGTAAACGGTAAACCCTGCCGCTCTCACGGCTGCGGTGATGGCGGCATCGTTCGCATCCCGGCGAGCGGCGTAGCGCATCAGAAAGACCCGTCAGCCCATTCGTACCAGAGTTTGTAGGCGCGTACAAATTCCTCCACGCCTTCCCCAAGCAGCATTGCTTTGCCCTGCGGCGGCACGAAGAAAAACCGCGCTATCCGTAGCCCCTCGTCCGTATCCCCGCGCACCACCCACACTTGGAAGTTTGGCGTGGCAGCGAGTGCCTGCAAGGTGCGGCGCAGCCCTTCGGACATCCCCTCACCCTCGCGCTTCCATTCTAGTACGAGGAACTTTCCCTTGCGCTCGATGATGCCGTCGATATTGCACGGGCAGGCTTTAGGGTTGTTCGACAGCAGCCCGAGGAATGCGCCGTAATCAATATGCGGCGCATCCCGGTTTTTCATCAGCCGCTCAAACTCCACGGCGTTTAGCGTCAAACATGGCGCGTTGTGGCGATACCCATCCTGCGCGGGTCTTGACCCAGCCGCGAGACTTCAGCAGTTCCTCGCCACCGCAAGCACCGCTGCGATGTTGAAGGATGCTCGACGCGCCAAAAAACTTCTGACCGCATTGTTTACAGGTGCGGGTCATCCGATTTCCTGCGCCTTTTCGATAAGTCGAATCGCCATCGTGATGTTTTCCTGCTGCTCAACATCTGATTGCATCACATATACAGCGTTAATCATCGCCTCGCCTGCGGTGTACATCCGCTCGTAATCGTCGTTCGGGCGACCACCAAACTTGTAATCGGGGTCGGCTTCCTGCATCCGTTCACTCGAATCCTCGATTGCAGCGTCCATGTCGGCTACGGTTTTTGTTTGGCACGCTATCTGCCACGATTTGCCGTGACCGTCGGCGTTTGCCTGTACTTGGTACGCCTTCAACGCATCCCACATATCGTTCGTTGTTGCCTTCACGATTGCACCTCTCGCTTTTTAAGTTTGTTCAGACCGCGTTCACCGAACAGTTGGCGAACCATCGACATCAGGTGCGGGTGACCCAGCACCTCGGCTGCATCGGCTGACCGCAACGCGGCGGCGGTCGAGTCCTTCAGCCGCTCCATCGCATCAGAGTCAGGGCTGATGGTTAGTCGAGCAAGATATGCCTCGCATAGTTTGAGCCGGTTTAGCGGGGTCGGCTCCTGCTTGCCCCATTGTCTCGCGTTCCAGTCGTCCTGTTCAGCGTGACGGGCGACATCTGCAGCGCGTTGCTTGTCGGTTTTCTCGACCTTCTCGCCAAGTCGAGGTGCGGCTTTTTTATGCAGTTCAAACAGACCCTGATACTGACCTGCAATTGACTGGTCAACGACCGCCTGCTGGTCAGCACCGAAACGCGACAATTTGAGTTTCATCGCGTGTTCGGATGCGGGTTTGATGGTTTTGCGAATGGCTTTGCGGTAAGCCACCCATTGTTCCCAAGCCGCTTCGTCTAGTTCGTGCATAAAAACCTCTCTGT